GTGCATGCGCGCGTCATTAAGAGTGTACATGAGGATACGATTCAGAAGGCGGATGTTTCAACGCAGGTCGCTCCGCAGGATGCTTTTAACGCTGGAGACTGGATAACACAGCCGAATGATATGCGTGGGCTTAGAGCGTTGGTGAAGCACAGCACCATTCTGCCTCAGTGCATCAGGGCATACAAGAGTAATATCGCCGGATTTGGTATCGGTGTGAGGTACATGGAGGATGTGGAAGAAACCAGCGAGATGGCTGCTGAGTTTACGAGAGCGGAAGAAATTATAGAACTGCTGAATACGGAGCAGGACACGAAAGAAGTGTTTGAGGATATCATTGAGGCAAGAGAAACATACGGCATCGCCTATCTGGAAGTCATTAGGAATGTCGCAGGGGATGTGACGCAGATTGAGTTTATCAAAGACACGCCTTCCGTGATTAAGACAAAGCAGCTCGATCCTTACGTGGATACAATGTATTACCACAAAGGGCAAGAGATTCCGCGCAGGAAGCGCTTCTGCAAATATAAGCAGGAGATAGGCGGCAAAACGGTATACTTCCGAGAGTTCGGTGATCCGAGAATTATGGATATGAGGAACGGGAAATATCTTGAAGATGGAGAAACGCTCGATCTAAAATACCAGGCGAATGAGATCATTGATTTTCCAATCGGGACAGATCCATATGGAGAAGTACGCTGGATCGGGCAGACGCTTGGAGTAGATGGCAGCCGCAGGGCGGAAATGCTCAATAATAATTATTTTGTAAACGGCAGGCATACTCCGTTGGCGATTGTCATAAGTGGCGGCACACTTACGGATGATTCATATGAGACAATGAAGGAATATTTGAACGATATACGCGGGGAGAATGGACAGCACGCATTTCTGCTTATTGAGACTGAAAATCAAGAAGAACGCACAGACTTTGAGGATCAAAAGAAGCCGGATATTCAACTGAAGGATTTGGCAAGCATTCTACAAAAAGACGAACTGTTTCAAGACTATCTTGATAACAACCGCCGCAAGGTGCAGTCCTCCTTCCAGCTTCCCGACCTTTATGTCGGGTATACGACCGACTTCAACCGAGCCACAGCGCAGACGGCACAGGAGGTCACAGAGGAGCAAGTTTTCCAGCCAGAGCGCAAGAGCCTCGCGTGGGCAATCAACAATCGTCTGCTAAATGGCTATCAATTCAAATACGTGGAGGCATATTTCCTTGAGCCGGATATCAGCAACCCGGATGATTTGTATAAATTGTTGGTTGCGGCAAATAATGCAGGAGGCGTTACTCCGAATTTCGCAAAGCGCATTATTTATGAGGCATACGGGGAACAGGCTGAGGACTATGAGGGTGATTGGGGCGATACGCCGCTTGCTTACAGCAAATCACAGGGCGGAGCAGGACAGGACATTGGCAAATTGGCGGAGGCTCTTCAGAAACAGATAGCGAAAGCAGATGCTAATCACGATGATGCGGTTGTGGCGGTGATGAAAGAGGTTAGGCGCCTGCTAATCAAGATGGACAAGGGGGAGTGATCATGTGTGTAAACTGCAAACCCCTCATAAAAGCTATTGACGCATACATAAAAAAGGCAGACGAGGATCTTGCTGACGAGTTGGAGGCGGAGGGCTATGTGAATCCTGAGAAGACGGTCGAGTTTATACAGGATATTGAGGACGGCGTGGCTGAGGCGCTTTTGGAGGAAACAGATTATATTCTTGAAGAAGCTGAAAAAGCCATTGATCTCGAAGCGTTTGCGGAGGATGTATGGCCGGGTGTGAAGCTGAACGATGAATTAAAAGAAAAGCTTATTACGGTTTTTGTGGAGAATTTCGAGAAGTTTATGCCTGAGTTTGTAGGATACTATATCGCACAGATTGATAGGGACCTCAAATTGACACAAATCTCAAAACGCACAATTGCGTGGATCGAGGAATGGGCGGAGGAACTGGGCGAGATCATGAAGCTTAACAGTCATAAGGAAATAGAAGGAATTCTCAACAAGGGCTTGAAAAATGGGGATGGCATTGCAACCTTCACGCAGAATATTCTCGACAGCGGCATACGGGATGAGTATTACAAAGCCCGCAGAGTAGCCGTGACGGAAGTGCTGACTGCACACAGGGCAGCACAGCAGGAGGCGTTCATGCAGTCGCCGGCGGTCAGCGAGAAGATGTGGAGGCACACGGGCTCATACCGGAACAAGCCGAGACCTAACCATGTGAATATGGACGGTCAGCGGGTACCTGTTGAGGAACCATTCAATTTAACAGGCGCAGATGGCAACTTGTACACACCGATGTATCCCGGTGATACAAACCTTCCGGCGTCTGAGCGGATAAATTGCCATTGTATAGGGCAGCCTGTTGTCGATGATGATATTCTCTGTCTGCCACTTGAGGAAAGACAGCGGTTACAACAGCAGGCGATAGATGAAATGGATGAAGAATGGGAGAAAGAGTTAAAGGAGAGGAACAAGGCAAAGGCGGGCATAGACGAGGAATAGTTCTTACGTGCAAAATATACACGGTAAAGGGCAGCAGAAATGCTGCTTTTTATATACCCAAAATTCCGGAAAGGAGGTGAGAAATGGCATGAGGAAAGGCTTAAAAAAAGCATACGAGATCACGGATGCAAAAATCCAGTTCGTTAGCCTTGTTGATAAGGCGGCAAATAAGAGACAGTTCCTTTTGAAAAAGGCGGAGGACGGGAAGGCGACGTTCACTACATACGGCAGGATTGTCAAGACGGACGCAGATAACCATTACGTCACCGGGATTGTCTACGAGCCTATGGAGGAGGACAGTCACGGTAATTTTATGACCGAGGAGGAGATCACCAAGGCGGCGTACTGGTTTGCCAAGAATGGAGACAAGGTTGACCTGCAGCACAGTTTCGAACCGCTTGACGGCGCAACCGTCGTAGAAAACTGGATTGCCAAAGCGGATTTTGAGATAGACGGTGAGGCGATCAGTAAAGGGACGTGGCTTATGACCGTAGAGGTAGCCGACGAGAGTGTGTGGGAGGGCATTGAGAAAGGTGAGATCACAGGCTTTAGCATGGGCGGTCTCGGAAATTACAGCGAGGAGGATGTGGAATTGGATAGTGTGAGCAAACAGGAAACTATCGAGAAGAAAGGGCTGCTGAAGCAGCTGGCGGCGGCGTTGGGTTTGAACGTAGTGGAAAAGGGAGCTATGGCGGAGATTTACGCGGAACGGAGCAAAGGCTCTCTGTTCTGGAACGCCATGAACACTCTTGAGGATGTTTTGTATTCCTACGACCCCATTACTGGGAAGTGGCGGTATGAGTCCGACGAAGGGAGGGTGCGGGAATGTCTTGAGGACTTCGATAAGATTATCACCAGCATTCTTACTGGAAAAGAAAGTATCACAAAAGCTATTCAGAGTGACCGGCCCGTGGAAAAGGCTGGAAAGAAAATGAGCGGCAAGAACAAAGAAACCTTAAACGGTATTTATGAGAGTTTAGGTACATTCCTTAAGGAGTTCGATGACTCGGAGGATGATGAAAAGACCGGGACCGATGAGGAGCAGGACGACGAGAAATCAAAAAAAGATAAGGAGGGCAAGGAAGTGACGAAGCAGGAAGTGGAACAGATTGTGTCAGCGGCTATTGCAAAGGCAGTAGGAGATGAACAGAAGAGGGCTGCGCAGAATCAGCGGGATAGCGCAGGAGCAGTTGAAAAGGCTGATGCCAATGATGGCGCAACTCCGGCTGAAATTACGCAGGAGAGCGTTGAAAAAATGGTTGAGGCGGCTATCGCAAAGGCTTTTGAGCCGCAACAGGAGAAACACGTCACAGCGGATCAGGTGCAGGAAATGATTACTGCGGCGGTAGAGAAGGCTGTTGATCCTCTACTGAAAAGCAGAGGACTCCCCAGCAATCTCAATGACAGCAGCGTAACTAAAGAAGCAGGCAAGGAACATTACCTGCACGGCATTCTCTAATAAAACGAACAGGAGGAAAATATCATGGGCATGGGCATGGGCATGAACAATAACGCAATTATCAGAAAGGCGGCTATCGAAACTGGTTCGCTTACGTCCGGATTGCTTAATCCGGAGCAGGCGAGAAAGTTCATCCAGCAGACTTTCGAAGCGACCAACCTCGGAGGACTCGTCCGTCACGAGATGCGAACGGCAAAAACTGGTGAAATCGACAAAATTGGCATTGCAAGCCGCATTCTCCGTAAAAAGACTGAAAATACGGATGACGGGTACAGGGCGGGCGTAAAGACCAGCCAGATTGAGTACAGCACAACGGCAATCCGTCTTCCGTGGGAAATCACGGAGGAAACCTTACGTGAGAATATCGAGGGGCAGAACCTTGAAACGATTATCACGGACCTTATGACTACACAGCTTGGCGTGGATATGGAGGATCTGTACCTCAACGGCGACGAGGATACAGGGAAAATCCCTGCATTTAGCGCCACAACCGCATACTCCAAAGGAGACGAGGTCATTTACGATGGTAAACTCTATGTGTTTACTGCTGCTCACGCGGCTGGGGCATGGAGCGGTACGGATGCTGATGAGATCGGAACGCAGGGCGACGTGGATTTCCTTAAGATTAACGACGGATGGATTAAGCAGATCAGTAATGGAGGTCATGTTTATGACGCTTCCAGCGCAAGCAGCATGAGCCTTGACCTGTTTTACAAGACACTGGCGAAACTCCCGAACAAATACAACAACGGCAAGCTTCGTTGGATGATGTCTCCCAAAAGAAAGCAGGAGTGGGAGCTGTTCCTGCTGAATAAGGTAATCGGACAGGGCGGCGCGGTGCCTGACAGTATTTACAATTCTCCCGCCAGCATCCCGTCTGTGGAGTGCCCGTCTCTCGATGACAACACAATTCTTCTTACCGATCCCAAGAACTTGATCGTCGTGAATACCTACGATGTGAAGATCAGAAAAACAGTAGAGGGCAAAGAGGCGATTATGATGGATAAGCGTTTTTACGTCACTCATCTGGATTACGATCCGATCATCGAGGAATTGGATGCCACGGCGATCATTAAGGGGCTGAAATAAGAAAGGAGGAGAAGTTATGTATCATCTGAAACTGATTAAAGCTCTCTCTTACACTGGCGTAGTTGAAGCCACGAAGCAGCATCCTGACGTATATGTAGAGGATAAGGCTACCGCCGACGTAGCGGTAGCCTCCGGGTATTTTGAAATCGTCAAGGATGGCGCGGATGAAACGGATGGCGCGGATGAAACGGATGGCGCGGAAGATGGCAAGGAGGCAGCGTCGGGAAAGACACTGGAAAAGATGACAGCTTCCGAGCTGGAGACCTTCGCGGCATATAATGGTGTAAGCCTTAAGGGGCTTACAAAAAAGGCCGACATGATTGCAAAGCTGAAAGAGGAGCTGGGCGATGAGGAAACAGAGGGTGAGGTTGACTACGGCAGCCCGACCATGCAGGATCTTATGGAACAGTAAACGGAAGGAGCAACGTATGGTAAGACCATGGGTAAAACCTCAGGAAGTCAAGGAATATACAGAGATACCGGAGGTACGCAGTCGTAGCGATGAACGTCTTGCGGTAGACATTGCGAGGGCGGAGCAGTACGTCATAGCTTATACGCACAATTCTTTCAGCGACAAGGTTACCATTCCGCAGGCTGTGAGGACAGCTGTCCTCCTTCTTGCGGAGGCATACGGGAACAATGCCACAAAGGCTGCTAAGAGCAAGAAGTCGGAGACGTTCGATGATTATAGCTATACAAGCGAGTTCACCCAGATCGGCGCCGACAGTCTTGATCTCGCTGCCCTACTTGACGAGTTTGTCATTCCAACGGCTAAGAACAGGATTGGCATGAAGCTGAGAAGGCTGTAAGGGGGTGCGATATGAGTTTGGAGGCACTTTTGAATCACAAATGCGATATTTACCACATCAGGAAGGAGGGCAAGTCCCCCGGCTATGGGCTGGCGGCTTCGCCCTCTTTCAATTACCCGGATGAGCCGGACATCAAGGAGCAGGCGTGTCACTTCGGCGTGAAAAGTGCCGCCGTCACTGTGACGCAGGCGGTTCCGGCGAACCTCATGGACGCAAAGATAAAGCTCACCATCCCCATCGGAACGGATGTACGAATCAATGACAAGATTGTGAACTGTGACACAGGGCTTGAATACACTGCAGAGCAGCCCGTCAATGTCAGGAACCACCATATTTTTGTTTACCTGAAAAAGACGGAGGGGCAGAAAGCGTTATGAGCGGAAAATACGTTGATGTGGATACAACAGAGTTTAAGAAGTTTTTCGAGAGAGTCGGAAAAGCGGCGAGTGGGGATTTCAGGAAAGAGCTTGAGCTGTTCCTAGAAGGAATCGGTAACGAATTTCTGAGGATTGTGCAGGATGAAATCGTGCGCAGGAAGGTCATAGACACAAGGCTTCTATTGGCGAGCTTTCAAAAGGGATCTGAGGGGAGTGTGTGGCAGATCGGGAACGGCGGCCTCACCTTGGAAGTGGGTAGTAGTCTCGAATATGCGAAGTTTGCAAATGATGGTCATTGGACGAACTCTAAAGGAGTAGAACAGAGATTTGTTCCTGGTTATTGGAAAGGGGATCGATTTATTTATGATCCAAGTGCAAAAACGGGAATGGTGTTAAAGCAGCATTGGGTAGAGGGAAAACCGTATTTTGACAGCGCACTGCGTATACTTAACCGTATGTTTCCAGAAATGCTTGAAGAAAAAATGCAGGAGTGGATCGAATCTTATTTTTGAGGTTAGCGGAAGGAGTGGAAAATGAATCAGTATGATGCGAGCATTATGAGAAGCTGCTTGGAATTTTCTGGTCTGCAGTATTGGTATGAGGAAAGCCTGCCAGAAGAATTTGCGGTACCATCCATATACTTTCCTGCGGCTGAAGGTTTTCCGTCAAGATCGGCGCTTGGCAGTTATCAGTCCGAGTATTCAATCTATGCTAAACTTTTTGCTACCTCTGACAGAGAAGCGATGGAACTGGCAGATAGTATTGTCCAAGGGGTTATGTATATGAATTGCCGTTTGCCGGTATATACTGCCGACGGAAAGAAATCTGGGGTAACAATAAAAATGGATCCACCGATAACGCGGTCAGCGGCTACAAATGTGGCTCAGATTACGTTCGTTTACAAAGTGGTGCGTTCGTATAAGCGTGAGCCACAAGCGCCTTCTCAAGGCGTAAATATCAATAAAAACTTTAATTAGGAGGTAAAAAACAGTATGAGCGAAGCAAAAGCAGTAAAAGAAAAGACTGAGGCTACTGTGTCTGCAGACAAGGCGCCGGTTCAGATGTTTGACGTTCAGACATTGCGCGGCAGCTGCCTGAAGCTGTTCGGCGTGACGACATCAACATTCGACGGGGCAATGCACGGGCAGAAAGGTCCTTTTAGCATTGCCGAGGCTAAATCTATCATTGAAGGATGGAAGAAAGGAGAGGCAAACTGATGAATAGTGGAAGATTTGACAAGGCTGTAGGTCGGATCAGACCCGGCACATACATTAACGTGGACTCGAACAAGAATCCCGTGGTCACCTATGGAGCGAGAGGAAACGTTCTGATCCCTCTTGAAAACACATGGGGACCGAACGCTACATTGATCAAAATCGAAGCAACTGATATTTCTTCCGCAGACGCTTTACTCGGTAATAGCGTAAGAAACATACTCCTGCTCAACGAAGCCTTTAAGGGGGCAGCGACGGTTTTGGTCTACAACTTCAATAGGGGGGAAGCGGCAAAGACAGTAAACACCGGACTTACTGTTACGGCAAAGTATCCCGGAACCAGAGGCAATGACATTAAGCTCACCTGTAAAGCAAAGGCGGAGAGCGGTTATACGATTACAGTAATCCTTGGCACAGATACCGTAGAGGAGTTTGAGGTGGCCACTGTTGCTGATGCTATTGCTATCGAAAGCGATTACGTTATCATTTCCGGTACCGGCGAGCTTACGAGTCTGGCAAGTATTACGCTCTCAGGGGGAACGTCCGAAAAGATTGCAAAAGCAGATGTTACAGCAATGCTTGATGCGATTGAGGATGAAAACGTTAGCGCAATTGCATTCCCGTTTACCGATGAAGATCTGAAAGCGGTTGCATTATCGAAGATGAAGTATCTTCGCGATGAATGCGGAAAGAGTATTCAGGCTGTTGTAGCAAGCTGCTCCACGGCAGACTATGAAGGCATTATCAATGTCACGAATAGTTATGCACTTTCGGATGGGACGTCACTTACAACAGCGCAGGCTACTGCTTATGTGGCTGCTATAACGGCGGCGGCGACGGAGCTGGTTTCCAATACCTATAAGGTCGTGACGGATGCTGATACGGTTGTTGGCAAGAAGACCAACGAGCAGGCTGAGCTGGCTATCCAGAGTGGAGAGTTTTTCTTCACGCAGCAGGGTGATGAGGTGATTGTCGAGTACGACATCAATTCCCTGCACACATTTACTCCTACCCGGTCGGAATCCTACCGCAAAAACAAGGTCATTCGCGTTTACGATGCGGTATCCGACACCATCCGCGAGACATTCCCGCCCAACAAGTTCCCTAATTCTTCACTGGGCTGGGATCTGATGGATGGGCTGTGCCAGACAATCTTGCAGCACTTTCTTGATGAGGGCGCGATCAAGGACGTTGACCTTGCGAACGATATGAAGGTCAACAGGGCAGAAAGCGCTGGGGACAGCGTATCTTTTGACGCGAGGATCCATGCCGTGGACGCAGCGGAGAAGTTGTATTTCACCGTTATCACAGACTAAGGAGGGAGAATAGATGGCAGATACAGTAGATCTTAGAAATCATATTGACTGCAGCCAGGGCAAGGCTTTTTTGGATGGAGAGGAGTGCCTTGATGCAGTCTCTTTCAGCATTATCTTTACACCTGTGACGAGCTCTACAAAGACATTGGGTCATACGGGCGAAGATACACGCTGGAAAGGGCACACGATTAAGGTTTCGCTTTCTGAGTACCGGTCGAAGGACTGGATCAAGCAGGCAATCAAGAACTATCTGGAAAACAAGGTTACTCCGAACTTTACGTTTCAGGGAGTCTGCACGGATGAACAGTCTGACTACTTCAAAGAGTATGGCGGTCAGACGGTTACGGTAACCGGATGTGTACCGACCGGTGATATCACTGTGCTTTCGCACGATGTGAACTCGGATTTCGTACAGGATTCGATCACATTTAACTGCAAAGACTTGAAATTCAGTTAACAGAATCAAAAAGCAGATGGGAGGGTGCGCAGACAAGCGCGCCCTTTTTTGAAAGGAGAAGACTATGGCAGAAAAATCATTATCTTACTTTATGCGGGACACGGCAAAGAAGCAGGAGATTATCGAAGTACCCGGCATTGATTCTATTAAGGACGAAAAAGGGAATATCGTCCCTTTCAGAATCAAAATTCTCACCAAGAAGGAAATCGAGGATATATACGATCATTACCGCACTCGGACGCTGCTCTACGATAAAAAGGGCAAGCCTGTGATCGACAGAGGGCAGGCGGTGTTTGATGTGAATACCGACAGCAGCAAGGCGCTTAGGCGAATCATTGTGGAGGCACTGGTATACCCGGATCTACACAACAAGGAACTGATGGAATTCTTTGAGTGCTACGAATTCGCTGATATGCCTGTAAAGGTATTTCCGAATCCGAAAGAATATGCACAGGTAGAGCAGATGGTACTCTCCGCACTTGGGATTCTGGAGGAAGATAACGGCGAGGATGAGGTGCAAGAGGCAAAAAACTGATAACCTCCGACGGGTTGGCATCATGGGCACACATTTTGTGGCAGAATCACGGTCTCCGTATGGAGGACTTTTACAACATGCCACAGGAGCTGCGCCATCTTTACATTGCGTCGGAGTATGTAACTATGGAAGCGCGAAAAAAGCAACGGGAGAAGTGATGATATGGCGGCGAATTTATCTGTAACATTCAAACTGATAGACCAGATTAGTCAAAAATTGGACAGCATAGCAAACTCAGGAGAGAAAGTTGCTGAGAAGTTTTCTTCGTTTGGAAACGCGGCTGATTCTGCTTTTGACAGGGTGACGTCTGGTTCGGATAAGGTAAGCAGTTCTATGCAGTCCGCTTCTGTTGCGACCGCACAATATGCAGAGCAGGGAGACAGGGCACAGCAGGCGCTGGAGGATCAGGCGACATCCGCAGAACAGGCGGCGCAGGGGTTCGAGAAATACGGAAACGAAGCGGAGGAAGCGGGAAATCAGAGTGAAGACTTTGGAGAAAGAGCAGTAGAATCCTCGAAAAAGGCAGAAGAATCTGCAATAAGTCTTGGGGACGCTCTGGCGGCGGCCGGAGTTGTCGCGGCGCTAAAGCAGATGGTAGATGCGTACAATGATTTCGATACTGCCGCAGACCAATTCGAGACGGCTATGGCGAAGGTAGGGACTATTGCGGACCCGACAGCAGCCAGTCTTGACGAATTGAAAGGTCAGATACAGGAACTCTCAAAGGAAACTGGCGTTGCAGTAACAGACCTTTCAGAATCCGTATACAGCGCGATTTCGGCATCTGTTGATACAGCAAAGTCGGTTGAGTTTGTTGCTCAGGCGAATGCCCTTGCGGTTGGCGGTTTTACGCAGACGGCGACATCAGTGGACATCCTGACAACGATACTAAACGCTTATAAGTTAGAAGCGGATCAGACGCAGAGCGTGGCGGATAAGCTGATCACGACACAGAACTTAGGTAAGACGACCGTTGATGAACTGGGGAGCAGCATGGGTAAGGTAATTCCTACGGCGAACTCCCTTAATGTCAATCTGGACCAATTATGTGGTGCGTATGCAGTTATGACGGCGAATGGCATCGCGACAGCAGAAACGACTACATATCTGAACAGTATGCTGAATGAGCTGGGGAAAAACGGCACCGCGGCTGCGGATGCTTTCGCGGCAGGCACGGAGCATATCAAGGCGGGCGGGCTGACCATGGCGGAAGCGATGGAAGATGGCTGGGGGCTTACAGATGTCCTAAGTATACTGGATGAGCAGGCATATGAGACAGGCACAAGTATTTCTAATATGTTTGGCAGTGCAGAAGCAGGGAAGGCGGCAAACGTGCTGTGGTCAAACGCTGAGAAGGTTGATAAAGCTGTTGCACAGATGGGAGACAGCGCCGGCGCGGCAAATTCTGCGTTCGAAAAGATGTCGGCTACAGGAGAGTTCGTAGAGAAAAAGTGGGACAATGCTCTGGAAAACTTAAAGATATCGATAGGCGACGCCCAGCCCAGCCTTGATGGGATTATGTCAAAAGGGACTGATATTATCAATAAAGTTTCCGAATTTGTGAGTAAAAATCCACAGCTAGTAGGAGCAATTGAGGGTTCGGCGCTGGCTCTGGGCATATTTACGGCGGCGGTTATGGCTCATACAGTTGTGACAAAACTGGCGGCGGCGGCGCAGGCTGCACTTACAGCAGCAATGGCAACGAATCCAGTATACTTGGCATTGGCAGCAATCGCAGCACTTACGGCAGGAGTTATAGCGTTTGTAAGTACCTGTGATGATGCGGAGTCAAGCCAGCAGCGGCTTACAGCCGCATCACAGGATTTGTCAGATGAAATTGCGAGACAGGAGGACAGGGTTGCGGCGCTTTCCGGACGATTCGGAGAAGCAGACGAAAGGACGCTCGAAGCAAAGGCGCGACTTGGAGAGTTAAAGGCAGAGTTTGAGGCAACTGGGCAGACAATGGCAGAGTTTCAGGCTCAGGTTGAGGCAACGTATGACAAGATTGCGGAGGAGTCTAAAAGGCACAGCGAAGCAGTATCTGCAATCGAGGAACAGGCTTCCGGATCGCGGGTACTGATAGCGGAACTGCAGAGGCTTGGATCGCAGACGGAACTGACGGCATTCCAGCAGGAGTACATGAAGCAGATTGTCGGCGAACTGAATGAGACATACCCAGAGTTGGGTCTTAATTACGACGAGACTACAGGAAAGCTCAATAAAACACAGGATTCGTTAAAGAAGTACTGCGAGCAGCTCAGACAGCAGCAACGGTTGGAAGAGGATGTAACAACTTATACGAATATGCTCAAAGAGCGGGAGGAGCTTTCTGAACAGTTGGCAACAGCGCAGGAAAACTTGACCAGAGCACAGGAAGATTACAACAGTGCGCTAAATGATTATCAAAATAGTACAGTAGTAGAGCTTGACACTGAGCTACGAGCTGCTTCTGAAAATTTGCGTGATGCTCAAGAACAAGTCGAACAACTCACTGGGTCAATTGAAGGACTCGACAGTGAAATGGCAGAACTTGACGCACGGGCATCTGAAGCTGCGGCGAGCGTTGAAGAAATAAGCGAATCGGCGAGTGATGTAATAAACACTACGGATAGTCTAAAGGAAGCAATGCAGGGCGTATTTGACGGGGTTAGCGAGCAGGCGGAAGAGCTTGCAGCGGCATACCAAGAAGCGTACGATGCGGCGGCATCTGCGGTGGACAGTTCATTCGGCATGTTTGAGAAGATAGAACTGGAAAGCAGTAAATCCGCAGAGGATATAATTGCGGCCCTGAAATCACAAGCTGAGTACTTTGACGAATATAATGCCAATCTGGAGAAGGCAAAAGGATTCGGACTAGACTCCGGATTGGTAGAAGGGTTGGCGGACGGGTCTCAGGAAAGTGCAGCTGCTCTTGATACCATCGTAAAGAAGATTGAGGATCTCGGAGGTTCCACTGAGAAAGCAAAAGAATTCATTGCGGAAATGAATGAATCTTTTGCCACTGTCCAAGAGTCGAAAAAGACTCTGGAAGACACTATGGTTGAGATGAACACGACGCTGCAGAAAAAGATGGAGGAATTGAAAAACTCTGTTAAAACCGGGGTTGATGGGCTAAACCTTTCAGAGGAGGCGGCAAGCGCAGCACGGGAGACAATTGATGCGTATATTAAGGAAATAGAGTCACAAGGGAGCCTTGCGGTATCCGCTGCGGACAAAGTAGCATCTTCCGTTGCATCAGCACTTTCCAAAATAAATATTAAAGGAGCAACTCCCGGTCATGCAGATGGAACAACCTACGGAGAAAGTGTTTACATTGCAGGTGAGTATGGTCCTGAACTTATTGTTGGCAGGCAAGGGTCAGAGGTATTTCCGGCATCTGAGACAGCAAAAATTCTGTCGGCTGTCATGAATGATCGAAAAGAAGATTCGGGAGTGCAGATGGCACCGCAAGAAATAACGACGATCATCAAAGAAAGTACGGATAATACCAATACGAATACCGAGAATCGGAACGTCACCCTGACAATCAGCGGAAAAGGATCTCTTGATGTCGGACAAAGCGTATCAAAGAGGGACCTTGGCGCTTACATTGCCCAAGAACTCGAGGGGGCGATTATGAATATTCTTTCGCGAGAAATGTACGATGAGGGGGTGGTAGCGCGTGAGTTCTAATCAGATTTGGATATCCATAGACAATGATGATGGCAGTATTAAAGAGGGATTCCAGTTTCCTTATAATCCGGAAGAGTACCAGCTCACAGAGGGAACGAATGAAAAGTATGTCAATATTGCAGGATTGGGACAGATTGTGGTAAAGAGCGGGAAAAGCCCGATGACACTGACATTCTCCAGCTTTTTCCCGCCAGCGTTAGAACCGGGAATTGAACTCGAAAACACTGGAGATCTTAAGACTCCTCGCGAATACGACTCGCTTATCAGGAAGTGGAAGAATGGGAGTAAACCTGTACACCTTCTCATAACCGACACAAACATTAACTCATACTTCTCCATATCAACATATACGACTGGCGAAGAGGGTGGATCAGTTGGACGAATGAACTTTACGATATCGCTTAAGCAGTACGGTAGCGGAAACGGTGATGAGACTGGTGGAAGTGGAGGCGGTGTTGTAGGTGGCAGCAATGGGAGTATGGTTCGCAGAATTGACATTGATCCATACAAATGCCCAACAGTGCCAGATACCTACATCGTCCAGAAGAAAGACACGCTGCAGACCATTGCAAAGCACTTTTACGGGGATTCTCAAATGGCATATGAAATCTACAAACTCAATACTAAAATCCTAAAGCAAGGTGTAAACACGAGGCTCAGAGTAAAAACGGTGCTCTACATGCCGCATCCATCACAGTAAGGAGGGCAGAATGGCGCTGAAATTTATACTGATAAAGGCAGGAATTGGTTATGACATAACTGATACAGTTCAAAAAGTTACTTGGTCCGGGAGAAAAAACAGTCCAGCTAGGAGCGTAAGGTTAGTAATACTCGATGATCCTGACCTTGGAGAAGAAAATCGCACAGGCATTGATGTTGCCGAAGGACATCACATTATCATGCAGGAAGATTCTGACGAGCTGTTTCGCGGGATTATTATGAGCCAGGACAGGAATCAAAATAGGGAACTGACTGTAACAGCATACGACAATGCCATATACCTGACAGCCAATAAGGGAAGTTTTAAGTATAGCAAAAAAACGGCAACACAGATTTTCCTCGATGTGTGTAAGAGATTCGAGATCAGCCGCGGTCAGGTTGCGCAAACGACTTATAAGATTCCGTCATTGGTAGATATAAATACAACCATATATGACATACTGATAAACGCGCTATCAAAGACTTATATAGCTACAGGAGAGCGGTACTATATCTTATCAAAAAAAGGACAGTTGAATCTCCTGCGGAGGAAAGAGCAAGTAACAAAGCTTGTACTCGAAACTGGATCAGAGGGGAGTCAGTATGGAAATATTACGGCATACAGCTACAGAAAAAGTATTACAGATACAAAAACAAGGCTTAAGCTTATATCCGAGAGCGGAAAGACTATGGCACAGTGGGCAGATCGGGATCTTGAGAAAAAGATTGGTATGATGGAAGATGTACAAAGCCCAGATGACAGTCTGCCGAAAAAGAAGCTCAAAACACAGGTCATTACAATGTTGAATGAGCTGAAAAAGCCGTCACAGTCGCTATCCATCACAGCGATGGGGATATCTTCGATCATATCTGGCACGGCTGTGTATATCAGCATTCCTGAGATTGGAATAGGAAGGACATTTTATGTGGATTCTGATAGTCACGATTGGGACGGCGATTACCACACCATGAAGCTGACGCTCAATTACGCTGCCGAACTCGAACAGATCAATGATGACGGGAATGTTGAAGTTACCAACGCTGACGATTCTTCAGCTGTCAAAGCGGCTCAGCAGGCTATTAAAGATGCGGCAAAGGCACTCAAAGAGAAGAAAGCCGTTGAAAAAATCATCGTTACCGCCGGCAAGAAAGCCGAGAGGGCAGCAAACACGGCAGAGTCAGCGCTTAAAGCCGCGAGAAGGGCGTATGCAGCGTATGAGAAGGCGGTGGCAAATGCCGCGAAAGCGAAAACAGCGGCAAAAGCGGCGAGTTATATGAAATCTGCAGATAAGCAGCTTGTTAATGCGGCGAAGCAGGCGCAGAAGGTCATCGATCAGGAGAAGATTGCGCAGACAGAGTATGAGAAGTCAAAAGTAGCGCTTGCTGATGCAAAAGCATTGTACAATGCGGCACAGTCAGATCTCACATCCACGGCTGAGTTTGCTGTACAGCAGGCAGATTCTTCCGCAAGGAGAGCATCTGAGTATGCAGAGGAGGCAAAGCAGTACCTACAAGGAGGTGCATAGATGAGTCAGGAAAGTTTCGCTGGGATGATCAAGGAGATCGCTCAAAAAACAGGCGGCAACTTAAATGTAATAAGCTGCACAGTTGCTTCTACTAAGCCGTTCAGACTGAAATTTGACGGTGACGCTAAACTGACGCTTGACAAGGAAAATCTTGTTATACCACGGCACATCACAGGTCTTAAAAAGGGTAGCAAGGTAAATGTCGTTGGTACTGGTGACGGAGACGGATACATGATCGTTGGGAGGGGATAACTATGGCTTTAGAGGCAGATATCGGAATCAGCTATGACAAGATAGAGCAGTTTGCGGATCAGAGCATCCCTGAAGTCAAAACATATGCTATTGACTGGAAAAACGGAAGACTGTCCGGGACCATTAGCGGCGTAGATGCCCTGCACCAGTACATATATAAGACCTTAAAGACTGAATGTAACACGTATCTTATATATGACGCATCATACGGCGGGAAGGTTGGAGCACTGGTAAAACAGGGAAGAACATCAAGGGCGTACTTGGAGACGGATATACCGCGTCTGGTAAGAAACGCTCTTGCAGACAAAAGAATTCTAAGTATAAGGGATTTTCAGTTTAGCTATCCGGATGATGAACGGGACGCGGTAAAGATCAGTTTTGTGGCTGACACAATATACGGATCTGTGAAAGAGGAGGTGACAATATAAGTGTTTGAGGAGTTTACCGAGGAATATTTTCTGAATCAGGCAAAAAGCTTTGGCGATGAACTCGGAGTTGATACGAGAACGGGAAGTGTCTACATGGATATGGCGGCCGGCCACTGTATTCGGGCGGCATTTTTCTTTGCAAATCTCAGGGAGCTTTTCAATATGTTCAGCCTCGATACATGCTATGCGGATATTCTCGATGATAAAGCGGAGGAGTGGGGTCTTGCCAGGCATCCGGCAACTAAGGCGGTATTCAACATAACGTACGAAGGAACGGCGCCGGAAGCTGGAGACCGCTTTTTTGCGGAAGACAGCGAATATTATTTTACGGTGATTGTGGATGAAGATACCAGCACGTTGAGACTTGAGGCAGAGACGGAAGGCGCTGCGGTAAATACATTATCAGCCGCCACAGAGATAATACCAGTAGATGACATAGACAGGCTGGAAGCGGCCTACCTCGGTGAAATATACACGCTTGGAT